CGGGCAGCGGTGCGATTATTACCGACGCAGAGCGCACCAACCTAACAACCAACACAGCTAAGGTTGGGCTAATTGCAGGAGGCACTACGGGGCAAGCCCTCGTAAAAAGCACGGGGACGGATTACGACGTAGAATGGGCAGATATTGCCGTGGATGTTCAATACCATCAGCGGTACGATACAGAAGCGGCTGCGCTACGTTCAGGCGCTACGGAAACGGTCGAGCTGTACTATACAGCGCAGGCGGACGGCGACGGCTTAAGCGAATCGGCATCGAGCGACACGCCAACCAGCGGCTACGATATTCGGCGAAAGTTGTATTACGCTGAGAAGGCGCAGGCAGACCCCGACACGTCAGCCGATTGGACGCAGTTTACAGCCATCGCCGACAATACGACGTTCAACAACGCGAAGGCGGCTTTACTTGCTTACCTGAAGGAGCGCACGGGCGGTACTGTACCGATTAGCCTCAAAATGACGTGGGAGGAGGTAGCGCAAGCGCCCGCGTTCACGGGATTGCTGAATGAGAGCTACGGAAGCGGGGCGGAAGCGGCGTACTCAACGCGAAGGCTGAACGGCAACGTAACGGATTGCATGGTCATTCGCAGGGCATCGGATTCGACGACGACTACCATAGGCTTCGACGGTTCAGGCAACATCGACGAGAGCGCGATAGAAACGTTTTGCACGGGGACGACGTGTACCGTGGTAACGTGGAAAGACCAAAGCGGAAACGGGAACGATGCGACGGCGGCAGCCTCTACGAATGAGCCGACGATTTACTCGGGTGGCGCGTTGGTGAAAGAGAACGGCAAGGTGGCGGTGGACTTTGACGGCACGGATGACTTTTTTGAAAGTGGTGCAGTAACCACTAGCACGCAACCTGTTACAGTCATAAGCACAACAACACCACAAGCGACCGCGTTTAGTGGAGGCATTTTGAACACGACCGATAGCAATAACTTTATTGATTTTTATCGAAATGACGGAGGTTTTGCGATTAATGCGGGGACGACGCTAACAAGCGGCGCAAGCGTGGACTATGTGCAGGATAATCAATATCTGCGCTTCAGCTTGTTTAACGGTGCGAGTTCAGAGATTTTTGCAAACGGTACAAGCGTTGTCAGCGGTAACGCAAACACCACAGGCATCAGCGGTAATTTGTATGTAGGTAAGTTTTTGACCTCTGCAAATAACTATATGAATGGTTTGATGCAGGAAGTTCTTTTGTACGCTTCGAACAAATCCACCGACCGCTCAGACATCGAATCCAACATCGGCGACTATTTCACCCAAAACACGCCACTGCTCGACACGTACTCAGGGGCGGCGGCTGCTTATTCCTTGCGGCTTTTGGACTCTAGCTATGTTGGTTCAGCGGTAGAAGTTTACAACGGATCGAGTTATGCGGACATCGGGTTCAACGTCTTCGGCGAGTTGGATACGGTTGCACTTGCTGCGCATTGCGGAAGTAACGACGGGTTCGTGTCAAAGTGGTACGACCAGTCAGGAAACAGCAACACGGCGACGCAAACGACTACGGCGGAAATGCCGAAGATTTACGACGGGACGACGGGCGTGGTGACGGAGAACGGAAAGCCTGCGGTGCAGTTCGATGGAACAGATGACAAGTTAATACCACCTCAATTTTTGGATGCCGTTTCTGCAAATCCAAAAAAATACATTACTACAGTTTTATCCAAAGGAGCCGCTACAAACGTTAGGCAACCTTATGATTTCATGTATAAACCAAGCGGCACATATGACAATGTCGCTTCTCTTACCATTCAAGGCAGTACAAACGAAATTGTGGCGAAAGATTATAACTCGGCAGATAGCCCAACCTCTCAAAGCAGTAGTGCCGTAATGACTCAAAATCAAAACTTAATTTCTCACAGTTATGATTTAACGGCGGGAGCAAGAGCGCACAACGCATATCTAAACAGTACTTTAATGACGGGTACGGCTACGGGTTATGCGTCAGGCTCAGCCAATTCTATTAGCTCCGCATATTCGTTTATATTCAATTTTGACGGAAAATTTCAAGAAATTATTGCTTGGAATTCTGACCAATCCAGCAACCGCACGAACATCGAGGACAACATAAACACCTTCTACAACATCTACTGATGAACGGATATATAATCGTACTTCCAACCGCCACGCAGACAAGCGAAGCACGGGCAAAGCAAATCACGCGAGAACTCTACAACATCTCGCGGCCCGTTCTCATTCAGGCAGAAGGCGAAGCGGCTTCAACCGTCTTTGGAATCGTAGTCCACCCCGACGGAATCCAAAACGCTTTGCAGGTGGATACGGATTACCTCATCCACGTTCACGAAGCGGCAACCCTTGAAAAGCTGGTGGCTTGCTTTCCTGAGCTGACCAACGACGAGCGGTTTGAGTTAAGCGCATACGTGCAGACCAATCACAGCTTTCCGTTTGAACACATCATACCCAGCACGACGACGGTGCGGGATCATGACTACATGGTGCAAAACGGTTGGTTCGAAATTGACGAAATTTAAATTGAGTAAATTGCACCCATGAAGGTAACGATTCAAAAACCCTACAACAAGGACGGCTGGAAATGGCCCGCCGGTACGGTTGTAGATGTATCCAACAAATTCGCGGCAAAGCTTAAGAAAGGCGGATACTTGGACAAGCCCGAAAAGACAGAACCAAAAAAAAATAAGAAATAATGGCCCAAACAACAGGCATCATTAACAGCTCATCCATTCGCGTCTTTTTGGGCACGACGGACGACAGCGAAGTAGTAGTTGACCACGTAACAGAATGCAGTATCAGCATGTCCACCGACATGCGCGACATCACCACAAAAACCAGCGGCGGTTGGCGCGAGCTTTTGCCCGGCCTAAAGTCGGCAAGCCTGAGCCTTTCCGGTTTGTTTGCTGAGGATGCCCCGAATGTTGGTTTTAACGCTTTGGTAGACCACCAAATCGCCGGCGAGTTGTTGTACGTAATCTTTACGAACACCGGTTCGACTGCAGCGGCTAACGCAGGCGACGAGCAGTTCGATGTTGCTGGATACATTACCAGCCTCGAACAAACGGCAGGCGTCGAAGACAACGTTGGTTTTTCAATGACAATCGAAGTTACAGGCACAGTTGTTCGCGAAGTGATTACGTGATAACTTTGCTGCATGATTGAAATAAAACTTGACGGCAAGACGTTTCCAGTTCGCGCTACCATGCGAGCTTGGAAACGCTTTGAAGACAACACCGGCAAAAAGGTTGCCGAGGTTGACAGCAACGACGTAACGTTGATTCCTGAGCTGGTATATTACTTCGTTCAGGAAGGTTGCAAGGCGCAAGGCATGGCGTTCGAAATGGACGTTGACGACTTTCTCGGACTGATTGAAATCGCCGATTTGCCTGCACTTAGCAAAACCGTTGCCGACTGCATGGGCACTCAAAAAAAAACGAGGGCCAAAGCAAGCCGTTGAGTTGGGACGAAATTGAAGAAATGGGGCTGGGTCAATTGCGACTTAGCCCCGTTTTGCTTTATGACTTGACGTTCTCGGAATTTGGTAACGCCATGCGCGGCCACTACAAACAAATCGAAGAACGCGAAAAAGCGGAATGGGAGCGCACGCGCTGGCTGGCTGCCATCGTAGTAAATCCACACGTAAAGAAACGGATCACACCAAAAGACCTTGCTACGTTCCCTTGGGAAAAGAAAGAAAAGGCCGCCGACGGGTTTAGTATCTTGCGTTCATTAGCACAATGACATGGCGAAACTAGGCGATTTAATTTTACGAGTTGGCGCGGATACTTCGCAGCTAAATAAAAACCTTGGCGACGCTCGCAAAACCATAGCGAAGAACACGCGCGAAATTCAAAACCTTGGGCGCAACCTTACGGTAGGCATTACCGCGCCGCTTGCCATTATGGGCGCGACCAGCGTGCAGGCATTCCGCGAACAAAATAAAGCGATTGCACAGGTCGAAGCTGGTTTAAAATCGACGGCCGGGCAGGTCGGTTTTACTTCGCAGGAGCTGCAAAAGATGGCGACCGATTTGCAAAACAAAACGCTGTTTGGCGATGAAGTTATTTTAAAGGACGCCACGGCGCAGCTTT